TCATTACAGCACCCGCACCCGCAATTGTTGTTGCATTGGCAACTGAGTCTTTGATTTCGTCCATTATAGTTTAGCAGCTTTTTCAAGAAAGTTACCGGCGATTGAATAACCGTTAAGCTCTCCGTTTTTAATTTGTTTCCAAGTCTCTTCATTATTGATCTTATATGAAGCCATCCACGTTCCAGCTGGAACATTAAAGCCCATAGATGTCGATTTGTCCATCTTTGGGTCCTCCACAATCCAAGACTCAAGCAGAGTATTAGAAGTACTGATGTTATCGTCATGATTTATATCGGTATTATTTTGTTTGTTATACTCGAAGAACTTTCTAGCGATCTTCTTAATAGTATCTTTACTAAAGTATACGTGAAATGGATTACCCATCTCATCTTTTCTTAGGATTAGTTGTTGAGGTACCATTGCTGGTCCTGTTACGATCATCTCGTCATCAGATGAGAATGCGAATGTACCAGGGTATCTCCAGTAGTCATTAGAACTTGACGCTACTTGACCTGCTCTACCTGCTGCTCTACCTTTTGACATTATGACAGTTTCTCTACCATCTTTGTAGACTTCTAGTTCTTCCCAGTAGTGATTGCAGTTAACTCCGCCTTTAAAATCAAAAATGGAGTAAGGTTGACTTCTATGTCTAAATCCTGTATTGATTCTAGAATTCATTTCGTTAATTTCTTCTCTAGTATACAGTTTATTCATTCTAACCATAGCTTTACAGAAGTTTCTCTGTGCTGCTAGACTGCCTGCGTATCTGTACTTAGTCTCTGGCTCGTTATCTAGGCCCTGACGACCTAAAATATCTAAAGCACCTATTCCTTTAACATAATCACCAATGTTCTCAAAGTTAGTCTTAGTAGTGTCTACGTAAATAGCCTTTTCATAGTCAACTGTCTCTCCTAGTTCTTCAGCCATTTCTATTACCATTGCCCAAGCTTTTTCTTGGTCAAATTCTTGTCTTAATGCGTGATTTTCTATTGGCACGCAATTAGGTACTTTCTTACCATTCTTGTCTTTCATACCAATTGCTTCATAACCAGGCCAACACGCGTCGTCTAGGTCAAAGCAGTCTTCACACTCAAATGAGTCGTAACAAATAGCAGCAGCTTGATCGTCGTCATAGCCTTCACCTTTTAATACTGGTATACATCTACCAATAAAATCATTTTCTGACTCTCCAGGATTACGTTCTACAAACTTCTCTTCACTAAATGCTAAGAAATCTATACCGATTGCTGGTTTATCTACGATTGACATTACATCGACGCCTAAGTCATCGAAGTCCATTTCATCCCAATCAATTAAAAGTTCTACTATTTTCTTCATAATGTATTTATCTTACAACCTTGCTAGGTCATTAATTTTTGCGTCAGCTTCTTGTTGTGTTGTCATTTCATCTGATACCACATAAGCTCTAATTACTCCACCTGTAGAACCTGTTTGTTCTCCTAGTGTTAATGTGTTTTCTTCTCCTGTATCAGCGGCAGCTCCTGCTGCTAATGCTTCTGTAGGATTAAATGCAGGTACTGTAGGTCTAGTCGGTGTACCTCCACCGCCTCCGCCTTTAGATGTACCTGGCGTTTTAGTTTTTACAATAGCTGCAACGTTAGCAAGACCACCTGCAACTGCTACACCGGCTGCAATAGCCGCTCGTATAGGCGAGGTAGGATCTCCTGGTATTAACTGTGAGGTATAAGCTTTCTGCGCACCTAAGTATGTGTCAATGGTTGTGGCAGCTATAGCAGCAGCTTTACCAGCAGCTGTGTTTTCACCAACTAGAGATGCTACAGCTCCTAAGGCTTGACTAGCCACTTGTAAGTTAGCGTCACTAACTTGTTTTTGCATTAACTTCTCAAAGTCAGCCTCTTCTTTCTTTAGTTTCTTTACTTTACCTGCGTAAAACTCTCTAACAGCTTGTTTCTGTTCTTCTGTAGCCTTAAGTCTATCTAATTCTTCTATATCTCTCTGTTGTGCGGCTTCTAACTCGGCCTGTGCTCTTGTAAACTCATTTTCTATGTCTTCTAGCTCCATTTCAGCCAGTTTATCTCTAATAGTCTGCTTTCTTTCTACTTCTTGTAGTTCTAGCTCTGCAGTAATACGTTGTGCATCTAATCTACGTGTTTCTAGCGCAGTTTCTGCATCTATTCTAGTAGCAATTGCTTCTGCAAGTGAAGTTTCTAGTTCTTCACGCTTTTCGTAGTTACTTTCTTGTGAAATTTGTAATCTTAGGTTCTCTTCTTCTAACCTGGCTTGTTTTGCTAAGTTTTCTGCTAATTTTACTTGTGCTTCTCCTACTTTCTCTAGTGCTTCCTTTCTTTCTTCGTAAGTTCTATTAGTATCTTCAGCTATTTTTTGCTGAGTCTCCATTTCTTTGTTTAGTAGGGCATTATCAACTATCAGTTTCTGTTGTGCATCTCTAATACCTCTAAATTGATCTACTAATTTACCAGCTACTTCTACAGCCTCTTTAACTTCTGCAACTACTGTCTTACCAAACTCAATAACAGATTCTGTAGCAGCTGACACTTTATCTGTAACATCTTCTACTCCAAGTACTACTTTACCTACGGCATCTGTAGCTACTTTACCAGCTGCACTAAACTGACCTTTAAATAGTAATGAGATAGCCTCACCAAGCTTAGGGACTAGTTCTAAGAGACCTTCGAACCTGTTAATGATATTCTCTTTAACCAGATTCATAAATGACGTTAGCGCTTCCTTAGGCGACGTGAAGGCCCATACTATCTTTTCACCTAATGATGCAAAGAAGTCCATAACTTTACCAGTTATGATACCTAGAGCTTCCATTGCAATGGCTAGCTTACGTGAACCCTCTTCAGAATTCTTAAAATATGCAAATAGTGATGTAAGTGCGATTAACAGAGCTCCAAGTCCTGTAGCTGCAATTGCACCTTTTAGTCCTTTAAAGCCTGCGGTTGCACCTTTAATACCCGCCTTCATATCTGCGAAAGCCTGTTTGCCCTTTGCAAGTATACTATTCTCTTCTGCCACTTTCTTGGTTTCTTTACCAAGATTAGACATTTCCTTTTGTAACTCTTCTACGGACTTTACCTCTTTCTCGATACCATCGATTGTAAAGCTTATTTTAATATCTTGTTCTGCCATCTACTTAGAAATATAATTTATCATGTTATTGAATTATGGTATCGGTGGACCTATTATTGAATCACAGTCTCCATTGCTTAAACAGAGTGAGTTGTTATTACTAAAGCTACCGTTACCTGACGTTCTTACTACTGAATTAATAACTGCACAAATTTCATCAGTATTATTTGCACCTACAGTAACAGATCTAACTATACCACCAGAATCTTGATAATTAAATTGTGAACCTGATGTTCCGCCGTTAAGTGTATGGCAACTACTTTTTCTAAAGATAGGACCACAGTCTAAGTTTGTAGTACATGAAGTACTAGTTGCTGTAATAGTAGCTGAACCTGCAGTTACCTGTATTTGATTCTGATTAGCACAGATGTGTGTAAATTGATTAGCTGAATATACAAACGGTCCAAATGATTGAGTACCTCTAGTATATGTTAACGTAGCTCCTGATGCGCCTATAGCCACATTGTGACATACTTGTGGCGTAGTACCTTGACAAGCAGCACAGTTAATATAGGTCTGTGTTACATCTATGTTACCAGATGAAGCACCAAAGTTATTTTGCGATTGTATTTCTATACATTCTCCAGCAAATGTACCGTCTGCAACTTCCATAATACTACCCTGTGTTAGGGCAATTGTAGAAGCAAAATATCTATTTCTATATAGACCACTACAGAAACTAGCTAGGTAAACAAACCCTGGAGGTGTTGCAGTACAGTCCGCACATGTTGCAAATACTTGTGTAACTTGATGTGTGACTGTATTTGTAGAATCACCTACTACTTCGAAACAACCTGCTACTGTCTGTAATTCTACAGCTTGACCTGGTGACAGTGCAATAGTTCTAGGCACATAATATGTGTTTGCGCCTGTGCCACAAGTTTGTACTTCATAACTAACTGGTGTTATAGGATTACAGTCTTGACAAGTAGCATACGTTTGACCAATTGTATATGTAGGCTGATCTTGTGTAGTTGACTGTATGTAGTAACATCCATTTCTTTCGTTAAGATCTACTTGTGTAAGATTTGCTAGCTGTTGTGTACTACTAGCAATATAAGTAGCAGAAGAACTTTGTGAACAATTACTTAGGTTTTCTCTAAGCTGATAAACGTATGTAACTTGCGTACAACTAATACTAGCTAGGAAAGTATCTGACTGACAACCATCAGCATCTTGTATATAGAAATAGTAATCACCTGGACAAAGGCCTGTTGGCGTAAAGCCACTGACATTAGGATCTTGCCAATGTATGGTTAGAGTACCAGTACCTCCACTTGCTACAACTGTAACAGCGCCATTACAAGGTGAAGTACAGTCTGTTGCATCAGTTTCAGTCCAGTTAGCTGTAATAGGATTAGCATTACTTGCAGCAATCGTATAAGCCGCTTGTGCTGTTCTACCAAAGTTATCTGTTACTATTAGTGTATCAGTGCCTATTGGTACATTAGGTATTGTAAAGATATAAGGTGTGTTACACTGTTCATCTGCTTGACCAGGCGTATCGTTATATGTACCTATAATATTAGCAGGATCGCCTAGTTGCCATGCGAATGGCGGCGTACCGTTTGTAGTTACTTGTATACTACCCTGTTCTCCAGCACATGTACCATCTGTAGTAGTTATAGAGAAACAATTCAAGGCTTCGTCTAACCATACAGGTCTTCTATCTTTTAGTGTAATTAACTGTACTTTAACAGCAGTTCTTTGACCTACTTGTGCGTCTATGATTTTCTCAGGTCTATAGTACTTACCGTCTACAAAAATAACATCGTCAAATGTTAGGTCTTGTAGATCTACGTTATTAAGTATAAATGTAGCTGTAATACGTCTAGTAAACTTATTGTACAGTGATGAAATATATCTCGACCAGTATTCATCAAATAGAGTCTGTGGTATCTCGCTATAACCTGTACCTGGATCTGGATTTAAGAAATATCTAGTATCGTTAGCAAAGTTAAGATTAAGCGTACTAACACCTGGCACTACAGGTGGTCCTGGATCGAATGCCGTATTAACTATAGGCCAGTTCTCATAAGGACTAACTAGTGGGTACTGTGTAAAACCAGAGCCACTACCTGACATAAACCATGTTGTTGACGTATCAATCAGGCCATTATAGAACATGAAACGTGTCTTAGCCTTAATAGGTAGTCTTTCGTTTTCATTGTGGTTATCTTGTGCTCCTGTGTATTCTACTATTTGTGGTAGTATAAAATCAGGGTCTGAGTGTGTGCCTTGTTCATCTACAATATTATCGATAGGTGTAGGTGCAATGCCTGTTAGCTCTACCTCTCTCTTACCTTTTAGTAACTCATTGTTACTATCGAATCTTAACCAGCCATAGGCGTGTTTAGTATTGTCTTGGTGAAATGAGTTAATAAAGTCCTCATCCTCTTGTGCAGTAAATTCTATAATAGCAGACTGTGTGTTAAATAGAGGCTCACTAATAAAATCTTTATCTTTGACTAGTTTATCGGACCAGTCGTATGTTGTACCAGAGCCTATGAAGTCTTGCCATGGCTCTATAATAAAGTGGTTAGGTCTACTTGAGTCTGGTTGCATTACTAATCTAAACATAGTAATCACATCCTTAATGTAGTCTATTTGATTGTATTCACAGTCTAAGTCGTTTGGCGCGTAGTAGTTACCTGGTGCTGAAAGACAGTTAAAGTAAACAGAGCCTACCTCTGACCAGTCATAAGAATATTCAGCATCAAAGTAAACCTGTATAATATCACCTGCTTGTATCTGATAACCACCGTTACGTGAGTCATAGCCTAGGACACTAAAGTTACCGTTAGTTGCGTAATTACCTGTAGCTAGTGTCTGTAATATAGTACCACCTGGTGCACTTACAACTACAAGCTGTACAGCTACACCTACTGGTGAATAGCCGTAATCAGAATTCTCTATCTGTGCGTTAACCTCTCCACCTGCACCGAATAGATAATAGGATGTTGGTGTTGCAGGACCGGTAGCTACAAAGTAAGAGCCTGTACCACTACTACCTACATCTGATGTACCTATGTTATATGCACCACCTGAGTTACCTGCTGTATTACTAGCAAATAAGTATGAATCTACATCGTTAGTATTATTGTCAGGCTCTTGTGCTGTAAAGATACTATCTGATGCCTGTGATACTTCTGCATCTGTAGACTCATTGTTACCGAATGCACTAGCATACATGTGTTTAAATCTATTAGAGTCTAAGAATTGTGACTCATACGTATAGCCTGCATCTTGGAAGATCTGATCCCATATACGCTTTGCTCTAATCATAGGCTTAAGTCTAGATGGAGCAATAGGTCTACTAGATGAAGTAAATCCTTGAGGACCTAACGCTATTTTGTGAAAGCTTGAATTTAGGTTACCATCAGCATCGTATAGGTTACCATGGTCAATAAGTGGATGTAGTAGGTCACCGTCTGCTAGGCCCTGTGTTAGGCCACCTTCAGGATATGCATTCCACGATTGTATTACACGTGTTGCACTTGGCGCGCCAACAAAATCAGCGGCGTTAGTGTAGCTAACAGGTAATCCAGTCCAGCTAAAGTCAGTCATAACTAACTCACACATTCTCTTCTCTCCAATAGCAGATGAGAAGTCTCTAGTCTCACCTAAGAACAGTAACTCATAGTCTGTTTTATCTAGGTCATCGTTAGTGTATATCTTCTGTAGTCTAACATGGCCTATCTTAAACTCTGCGCCATCTACTAGGATCTCTGCTGGTTTCTTAATTGTAATGTCAAATAGTATACCGTCAATATCCCATGCGTTCTCAAAGAATTCATTGTTATCTCTGGTCGCGGGTACTTTAAATGTTTTACTAAACACAGATGTAGCATCGGCTGATGTCACGTCCTCAATAGACAGTGTCAGCTTAATAGGCTGTGTCTCGTATAAGTCTAAGAAGGTAGTCTCATCGTTGCTGGCTCCTTCTCGTGGGTATACTTTTAGTTGTATCATTATCCTCTCATTGATTTTACGTTACTTGCCAGTTTAAATGAAACTGTGTACTGGAATAGTCTGTCTTTTCTAAATGTCTTCTGTGTGTAACTAGTACTAGTCAGGATTACAGGTACCCACTGATTAGCGTATGCACCTTCTGAGAAACGTACTTTTACTTCACCTGATTGATATAGGTGTTTTAGTAACTCTGCCTCTTTGTCTTGCATATAACCAGATTGTACAGTAAACATATTCTCTATTTTCTGTGAGTATGTAGTCGAGCCTCTATCCTGTAAGTCTACGTCATAACTAGTAGAGTTATAGTTGGCCGCACCTCTAAGGTAGTTGTTATTCTTAGTGTTAGTCTTGTGTTCTGACTTTTTAGTAAATGTAAACTGATCTCTGTAACCATACGAGTTCTGCCATGCAAACTGTACATGTGGATAATCATTACAAGGCTCAGGGTTAATAATGTACTTCTGTGCTCTCCATGCTGCCGTAGTCATTAGATCGATCTGTGATTGTGGATCTGCTGAACAACCGTATACTGCAGGTATAATATAATAATATGCAGTAGCGGCATTTAACGGTACTGCTAGGTTAGCTGGTCCTGTAGCAATTGTAACTGTTTGGAATGCGCCACTGACTAGTGTACCTTGGCCTAACGATACATTAGGTCCACCACCGTTACCCTGTATATTAGGTAGAGTGTTAGTAACTATAAGTGCATTAGCAGAATTATACTGTAAGATGTAAAAGCCCTCAATACCTTGTAGAGCTACGTTTGGCGGATTACTACCGTCACGTTCTACAGTACTGTAAAATGTTTTAGTACACTGATCATCTGACCATACGTTATGTACGTCAATACCTCCTGGTGATGAGTAGATCGTACCAGGTATATCATTTGCAATTGTAAACTCATTGTCAGATAAAGGTCCTGCTGTTCTATCGAGAACTGTACAGTTAGAGCTATCTAGACTAGCCTTGACTTGATATGGGTCCGTGTCAAACGGTACCTCGAAGTATTGTTTACTACCTGCAATTACTGTAAATACTGTAGGCTCTGTTGTAAACGCACCTACGATACCGCCAGTCTCTAATGCGTATGCAAACTGATACTCTATTAGTGTTGGCCCTGCTAGACTAAGTGCAGTACCTGATGTAATGGCTAGGTGGTTCTGTGAGTCTACTGTATTGACTTGTGGTCCTACATAAGCCTGTAAGATATTCTGTATATCAAAGATAGCACGTCCCTGTCTATTAGGTGTTTGTCTAATATCTGCGATTGGGTCTGCTTGACCTACAATAAACACTTTAAGTGCGTACTTGTCTTCTGATGGTGTTATACCTGCTAACGTAATAGGATTCGCGCCATACGCCATGTCAAAGGTAGTTTGTGGGGTTTGTATTACTGTTACTGCCATAGTTAAAATTCTGTTGTTAATTGTTGTGCTACTCCATCTGCGATTACCTGTGATATAACCTCTACATCAAAGAAGCGTTGTGGCTTTAGTCCCATCTTATATATTTCTTTTCTTGCACCGAAACTTAGGTCACCGCCAATCATAGTGTAATTGCCACTAAAACCAAAACGTCTACCAGCTGTAGGCTGTGGTACGCCAAAGGGTACCTCACGAGCTGGAGCATTCTGCATGCCATCTACACCATAGTTCTGAAAGACACCATAGTCTAACATCTGTATCGTTAGGCTATCATCAGCTATTACAGCCTTGATAGAATTACGGAGTGCGCCTGTGTTTGTAGGTGCATCCTGCTTTATTTGGTCTACTAGCCTACCACCTATTTGTGTAAGTATCGGACTAAGGTTTGACATAGTCTCACCGAAGTCACCGAGTGCTGATTCGAATTCGTCTACTGTCATATCGCTCTAAATGTTATTTCACCACTAATACCTTTAAAGAAGTTGAATAACCCTACAATCCATTGGTTGTTTTGTGCTAATGTAATTCCACCTTCGGCATTATATGTGTTTGTATATTGATTAATAGGTATTACAAATGGTGCTGTACTAGATACTGTAAATTGATCGCCCGCTAGAGGACCTTGAGGTACCGATGGCGGTAGGCCTGTAACGTTAGTAATTGTAGGCCATGTTGCACCTGTTACAAATGAGCCATCAAACCAATTAAAGGTTACTGTACTGTAATCAAATGCTGAAGGGAAATCTTGTGTACACTCCATCACAAAGTTAAATTCTACTTCTGCTTGTAGGTTTGTGTACACTGAATTAAAGTAGTATGCTTGTTGACCTCCTGGATTAAACCCTACTTTCGGACTTAGCGTACCGTCAAAGATAGGTCGTACGTTAGTAGTCTCTAGAGTATCTATTACCTTTACATGGAATGGTGGCATTGCAGATGGTGAGAATAGGTTGAAACCAGGGTCTTGTGCTTCAGGCCCTATAATGTATTTTACGAATATATCTCCTGAGTTAATAGGAGCTGCTGCAGGTGTTGTCATTGACTGTTTAGAGTCTGCCTGAATGACTAACTCCGATTGGTTTGCATCAGTATATGCCGTGCCACTAGTTGTTGTACCAGAGGCCATGTAACCACCTCGCTCGATACCAAATTCAAATATAGTACCCTCGTTAGTTTCTACTTGTACTTGTAGGTCGTTAGCCTGTGCTATCTTTTGTATTTGCACCTGCTTAGCGGCTTCCATCTTATCTAACTGTATTGTGAGGGTCTGTGTAAACCCTAAAATACTAGCAGCCTGATTTACATTGTATGTCTCTACAAGGCTAGCTGTACCCTTATCCATCTCGTACTTATACCATGAGCCTCCTGTATTTCTCAGGTATACATTTTGTACTCCACCTATATTAGTGTTACAGCCGTTAGCTATGCCTGATGTTATATCGCAACTCATTAGTAAGGTGTTATACAATTATTAATAGGTAGAGGTATCTCGATCTCTAGAGTAGCTGTCATGCCCGCTAATGTATCTTGGAACCTCTCCTTGAATGGTGTTAGGTTTACATTCAGTGTTAAGTCAAAGTCTTTTAGAGGTGTGCTAAAACGCAGATATGCCAATATGTCATCAATGTACTGTTGGCATGCTGATTGCACACTAAGGTAGTTAGCGAACCCATTAGTTGGGTCCTCTTGTGCTACGTCCATTACTACTAGGTTAAACCTGTATGTAATAGCCTGGCCTGTTCTTGTAGACTGTGTAGGATTAAGGAATGCGTATGGATAGTTAACACGAGTACCGTTGTCTACAGTCTTAATATCTGTTAGGGCTCCGTATCCGAAGTCTTGGAGTATCTCGTGTTGGGCTACAACAGCACCGATACTATCTACGAGTTCTTTGTAAGTCATATTGTCTCTTTTGTTGTAATTGTTTCTGGTTCTCTTCTAGGACCTTCTCCTTTTGTAGAGCCATAAAGTTTAGAACTTTCTTTAGAGGTTGTTCTGTTACCTCATCTATATTTAGTATATCTTCTCCTGCTAGTGATACAATGACCTTGTACCAGCTACGGGCTATATCCATCTTGTCCCGGTTCTCTGTGTTACCCTCTTGTTCTGCTTCGTCTAGGTCTTTATCAGTTAAGCCGAATAAGACTTTATATTGTCGATAGGTATATGTGCGAAAGCCCACAAATCTATCAATGGCCCACATAGCCTCATCAGCCCATTCGGCATCAGGTGCTATTAGTGCTGTAATGTCCCCAAAGTGTTTATCTAACCCTAAGGCTAAGTATACGTCTAGATCTACAAATTGGCCAAACGTTAACTCCTCTAAGTCTAGGGTCTTACACTCCTGTCTATCATTCATTGATTTAACTATAAATGATATGGCTAGAGTCATAGCCTCTTCGTTGGCCTCTGTTAGTAGGGCCATAGGTGCACCGATTAATTGTGACACTATCATTGGATAGTATTTAGGATCTTCCCAGTCAAACTGTAGTGCTGCATGATATTGCTCCACTGTCAGTCTTTCGGGTATCTTATACTTGTGATTGTTAATATTAATTGTGACCATCTACTTAGAAATATAAAAATTGGTTAATATGAATTACCGCGGCCCATGACAGCATAAGTACCCAGTGTTTTATTTTGTTTACGGTTGTAGTTTGCAATTGCCAGTGAGATCACACAGTCATCGTGTAAGCCACTTGGATGTCCATACCTGATGTTACGGGTCTTAGGATTATATTCATA